TTAATGGAAAATATGTGGTCAATTTGCATCCCCTCATCCACACCCATTTTTCCAATCTTGTCTCTCCAATCATTTCCAAACTTCTTATCTCCAAACTCAAGTAATGTCTTTCGAGTTCGCCGGGTAACATCTTTTTTATATAAAACCCATTCTGTTAAATCTTCATCAGCAATCCATCGTTTTGTATCAACCATGGTCTGTTTCTTTTTATCTTTCAATTCAGGAACAGACGAAGAATTATCACAACCAAATCGATCTTTCATCGTAGCTTTCTGCTTCATTCTAAATTCTTCCAACTCAAGAGGTTTTTTGACTCCGTATCGTGAGATCATGGTTTCTGTAATTTTTTCCTGTATTGATGTCAATTGAAATACATTATCCACACCATATTTTTCACGAACTCCATTCACAGAATTTTGGTGTCGTTTTTTATTTATGTAGTCTATTTCTTCATCTGATTTTGAATCCCAAGTATCTTTAATTTTTTCAATAACAGCAGGAACTTTAGCAACGTTATTTACGCCATATTTTTCTTCAATAATAGATCTATATTTGGAATACCCTGCTTGTGATTTCATGTGATGAGTTGCTCCATATCGTTGTAACGAAGTTTCCCTACGTTTTTCCAATAAATCCTCATGGCCGGCAGCACCAACACCCCATTTAGATTTGAATGATTCAGTTCGCTTGTCACGGCAATCATCCATCTTACCATCTTGCCATTTTTTTGTGGTGGCACATTTTTTTGAACAAGTTTGGAAATATGACCCAGAAAAATTAACATATCTTAATTCCTTTCCACATATAGCACATTTGGGGATTTCAAACACACCATTATAATAATGCCACAATCTTCTTTGGTCAGGGGAGTCTACCGGTAAAAATTCAGTTTCCGTTAAAACGACATTCCAATTATCTGGATCTGTCTTTATTTTTTTAAATAATGCATGGTTTGCTCTTTTGGAGTGTGTATCAAACCAATCTTTCATCTCATTTCGTATATTCATATTAACTCACTTATCTATCTACTAAAACAGTTTAACATCTTGTTATATTATATATACGTTTCAGGTAGAAAAAAGTTTTATTTTAAAAAATAAAAAAGGAGACGTAAATTTCTTTACGTCTCCCTGGTTTAATAAACTGTTAGTTTATATCGACTTATATGATTCCAACATCGCCAGTATCAATATACATTGTGTAATATTGTGTTTCTGGCCAGTGACCGGCTTCAACTAACGCGTATCTGGATTTGACAGCGATTTTTGGTGCCATTGTTCCTTCGGCAATGGTCTGAATTGACTCGGCCATTAAATAGGGCATAAATTTGACACCCGGCTCGGTATCTTCACCTTTACGTCCGATAAGAACTCTGTTGTCACTAAATTTCATATTAGGGTCAACATAAATAGTCATTCCGGCAACAGTTCCAATTGGATACATAGAACCATTTGACTGGTTTACTGTATTATTCATTGGAGCGAATGTGAACTGAGCTGAATCCTGTAAAGCAGTTGCAATCTGCAAGTTAGTTACACAGAAGTTAGCTGGTCCGCGTCTACCTCTTTGAGCTATAATATTACCAGCGGCAATAAGTTTACTCATAATTCTTCTTTGCAATGTATGCAAGTTTTCAAATGTTCCGTAGCTCTGATATTTCGTGAATGCCATAGTTTCAGTGAAACCAGTTTTATTCAAGAAAGAAGGAGTAACTCCGGCAGTAGTCTGTGTTGCATCCAATGTCATATTCAAAGTGACAGCTTCAGTCTTCAACATATTTGCATTGTTAGTCCAACCGAGTGCAAACAATCTACTCAAGATATGTTTGTTGATTGACTGTGACACTTCATTGATCAAAGCATTTTCGATCATTGAAACTACATCGATACCAAATTGTTTCTGAAGATCTTGGATCTGTTCAGTAGTAACATTAGCACCAACCTGGAATGTTTCTGCTTCAACGAATTTAGTATAAGCAGTGATACCCATCATTCTGTAATAAGTATTCTCACCAGTTCCTCTACCCATTGGATTCATAGGAGCTCCACCGTCAACGCCAGGAGCAGTCCAGTTATCGTTGTCAAAAGTACCAGCACCGGCCATACCTTGAACGTGATCTTCAAGAGCTCTAACGAGTGAAGGTTTAGATGTGCATTCGATTCGATGAGATGTTGCTTCTGAAACGAGCTTAGAAGGAACGTCACCTGTAACATTTGCAGTCACTTGACCTGTTGTATCAAATACAGCAGTCAATGAAATTGTTGCATCAGCAGCCCAAGTTGAAGAAGCGTCAGTAGTTGTATAAGTATCTCCAACACGGAAGATAGCATATCCATCAATTCTTGAATAACCAACGAAGATTAATTCAACTGATTTGTCAGCCAATGCATAATCGTCAGCAGTAGGAGCAGCATTAACACCCCAATAAGAAGTACCAACTACATAAGCTACACTGTTAATATCTGCAACATTAACTTTAACAAGTAATGGTTTTTCTTCAGTGCCAGTTTTACCACCAGCATATACATAATCCAAATAAGTCAAGACACCTGTTGGGCCTGGCATTGGGATAACAGGGACAACATCAAATCCAACTGTTCTTGCAGCAACCTGAATTGCTAAAGGTAGAAGTGAAGGAAATTTGTCACCTGATCCAGCTGCACCGGAACCATAGAATGAACTAACACCACCCGGTGCTCCACCTGGAGAAACTGATCCCATACCACCAGTATTACTCATTGAAGAAGCTGTTCCGTATGTGAAACTTTCATTCATCATTGCTTTGTCATATTGTTCGGAAGTTGCGTGCCAGTGACAATATTCTGATAACCACTGATGTTTGGACTGATCTTTTCGACCGTTAGCGTCCTGTAAATTTTCGGTTCCCATCATTTCTTCAACAAGAGGTCCCCACTGTTCGAAAATATCATTTTTGTTGATATTTAAATTTTGATTAAAATACATAATATTTTATTATTTTTTTATTTTCTTAGTCTTTTTGCCTTTGCTACGATTCCACTGATATAATCATTACTATATCCAAATTTCTCTTCTGTCATTTCGTTAATTATTGGAGTTATATTTTCGTTTAATTTTTCGATTTCAACTTTTTCATTTAGACTTTTTCTCGACAACCAGAAATTTCTTCTTGTTTGAGGAGTTGTAAGGTTATAAAATTTGGCTTGTTCCATGATAGCATTTTTCAATGGCTGTGAAGAAGTTTCCCACGCACTCTGAATTCTGGATGGCATTTCATTAATAAGACTTTCCATCACATTGGTTGCTTCTTTTGGTGTAATAACTTTCTGAATGATGTCAATAACATCATGTTCGTTCATCGGCTTGAACTGGTGTGATTTTTCGATAATCATTTGTTTTTGATTACTTGGTAAATCTAAGAATTCCCGTTGCTGTTGTTCATTCAGCATTCTAAAGTAAGGGAAATTGTTTTGTTTTTGAGTATATTCTGCCTTTTGCTTTTTGGCATTCTCAAGTATAGCGTCAACTGAATTATTAAGGTTATTAATATCCAGGCTGTTGTTTCTGTTTGTATTTCTATTACTTTCGTTCATAGGTGAATATCCATTGTCATGGTTCACGTTCTCTGCAATTCGGTCAGAATAGTTAATACTATAATTCAGTTTTTCACTGAGATAGTCACTATGATCCGAAACGACTTCAAGTTCTTCTGCAATTGATTCACTATATGCAATTGATTCGTTCATTTTTTCTGCAAGGTATGTAGTATGTTTTTTCAAATTTGTGGTGTCTTCGTTAACAGAACCCATCAGGTCATCTGCAGTTTCGAAGTTTTCATTCACATTTTCGATAAACGCGTCGGCAGTTTCGAAGTTTTCATTCACATTTTCGATAAACGCATCCGCTGTTCTAAAGTTTTCATTTACATTGTCAATGAATCTATCCGCCATACGGAAATTTTCATTTGTGTTTTCAATGTGTCTGTCCGCAATTTCAAAGTTTTCATTAGTTTTGGCAGCAAAGCTTTCCATGTTGCCTCGAATTTCTTCAGATAGGCCTACGCCATATTCTGCATATCCAACAAGGTTGTTAATTTCTTCGCCGGTCTTCTGTGCATAAGCTTTCAACTTCTTGACATCTTCATAAATTGAAGGATTGTCATTGTTGTCGGATCTTCCCATTTTTAAAATCAGTGATTCTAAGCGGGCAAATTCCTCTTTGAGGTGAGTGCTATAAGCATCCATTGCCTCTCTCGTTACCAATTCTTTGTCCATATTTATATTTTCATTTTTATTTTCTTCATTTGTAGGCCCAACACTTGGATTATCGAAGTTATACGCTTCACTCATATCATATACAGCAAACATTGAATCTGATTCTAAACCGAGTTGCTCATTAATTAATGGCGCACTGAATTTAACATCTTTATTACTTTCACTGACAACGTCCAATTGAGCGTTTTTAAAACCTGGTTCTGCAACGAGATCATATGCAAAAATGCGTTTGATCTGTACTTTTTTATCTTCTTTTACAACTCCGGCTGCACGTGAAGATATTGACAATTGTCCACCACCTCGTAAAATTGCAATTGCATTGTTTCCATGGGGATCAGTTTCTAATAATTTAATCTTGCCACGAACTGTTCTACTTTTTTCATCGAACCATAATGATTCCACAAGATGAGAAACATTTTTTAACGACGTTTCAAATTTTTCCGGATGATCTAATTCCCCATACAAGGCACCCGCTTTAATTTTCTCCTGAAGATATTCAAGATGGGGTAAATATTCCTTTTCCTCATATATCCTCTTGTTGTTGTTCTCAACACCAAATTCGGCAAATACACCTTCTAACATCCATGTATTATCGGTCGACTGTTTAGCCTTCAGATTAATACCTGTTTGTTCCAGGATCATTACCCATTGATCTTTGTGATTATTCATCATGTCATTATTAATTTTTTATTTATATTGTATATATACATTTATAACAAAGAAAAAATTTATTACAATTATGCATACAATAACTGGCCGCGGAAATAGCATGAACCAGATTCAAAATTATGGAGTTACTGATAATCCTGTCTTTAAAGTTAAGATTAGATCCCTTGCTACTCCGTATGAGCAACCTGCAAATACAGCACCCGAAAATACTGAAATAACTTTCCGAGTAGGAATGGCCGTCACTGGCAAAGACGAGAACGAAAAAATACATACTGGTAAAATTGTCAGTTATAAACGTGAGGAATCTATTATTATTATTATTGACTCCGGCAGTAAGAAAACTATTGAATTAGATGCAACTACCACCACGCCTGTGAAAAATGTTCATAAAATTGGTAGTCGTGATAATCCTATAATAGGCGAACATTACTTATCATTTGAAGACTTTAAAAGTTCAAATCTATAACTTATATATCAAGAACTAATCATTATATAATCCGCAACGACGAGCCATGTTACTGGATTAACTGGATCACCTGTCACTTTAACAGATAATGCCTTATTTGTATTGTCGGCGGCTATGTTAGTTGACCACGCTCCGTCGTCAATTGTATTTTCAAATGCTGGGGCAGCATAATTCAATACTCCCAGTGCATCCCTTTTTATTCTGATCCATAATCGTTCATAATAACTCAACTTATCCACATTGTCCCACCCAAGAACTGTCATCGTAACTCCCATTACAGAATTTTCAGGAATGGTTAATCTTGAGGGTGAAAACCCGTTAATGAACAATTCAGTCTCAACTGCGTCTGTTGTCACACCTGTCCAGGTAGTGCTCGTAGAGGACGTTGTTGCCGTCTGATTGGTATTGACTGACCAGAGTTGATTGTTCTTGTCTGTTACAAAACTTGAAGTTGAAATATGTGCTCGAGTAGAAAAATAAATATTCTCCGACTCAGTTGTAATCATATCCTTCAAATAAAATGTTGGGTATGTCCACACTTCAGTTCCTTTTTTTAATAATTCGGCAAAATCCACTGGCATTACTGGTAATGCAAATCCCCAGCCTTCTACTGTAGAAACTGTCTGGATTACATTACGAATACCAACATCTGTGGTGCCGTTATAATTTGCAGGGACATATATTAATCCAACAAGCATATCAGTCGACTCTATTACTGTATCCACAACAATTGGTGAGGCTGACGGCGTTCCCTTTCGAACTCTACCAACCATACTCGAACCACACTGTTCATAAACAGCATAATCAATTCGTGGTAATGCCAATGCCGGTTCCACAAGAACAGTTTGTGCATAAGAATAATAAATCGTTGTAAGGTCATGGGGAAATACCGCCTGACCTGCTCTGAAAAATACTCCCGTCGATGTCGAGGATATTCTACCATGAAAATTAGGAACCATTGTCATTATATTCTGTTATTATTTTGCTATTAAAATTTTTAATGGAATGTCCTTACCCGTTCTATTTTGTAAATAGATTGGCTTTACTGGATATTCGTCTGTGCCATTCTGTAGGAACATCCTACCGATTCGTCTCCAGGTTGTTTCGTCTCCTGCAGAATTATCTGGATATACTCCTGATCCGTCAATTGGATCCCAGGTTGGGTCATCACTAAATCTATATAGTAACTCCCAATCTCTTTGGTCCTCAATATCTGTTAAATGATACATTGGTAAAATCATAATAAATGGAACACCTTCAATTGAGTCCCCTATGTTACCATAATTTAAAATTGTGTAATTTGAAAAGTCTGCGTCATATTCCAGGTTGAATTCATATTCCATGTATGAATCTATTGGTATGAAAAAATCTTTCAATTCTGTGTTCGACTTGGTTTCCCAACCCTGAACCACTGCCAACTTATTACAATTTCCAAAAATTATAAATTTTTGAGAATCTGATGGGGGACAGGATAATGGTGAACTTGCGCCACCTGGCTCGGGAGAATGCACTTGTGGTATTACTGAAAATGGATATGTTTCACTCATTTGTATCTTTTGCTTTATTTGCTTGTAAGGGAAGGCCCTGTCCGTCTTTTAAATATATATCATTTTTCTCATTCGATACTTTTATAATACCCTCTATATCTTCATCCGCATAATATTCCTGTTTGATTTCTGGAAGAGGACTGTCTTTTTTGACGGTAATTTTCTTAGGAATAACTTCAGGTTCCTCTTGTAAAATCCCTATCACACCCGGGACTCCTGGTTCAGTTGCAGTAGGATGTGACGGCCCCGATCCCATATCTGTCATATCAATACTGTCAATGTCATCGGACCAGCTGGCACCTTCATCAAACAGAAACTCATCAACATCCACCATCTTCTTGAGTTTCTTTTCTACTTCTTCTACCTTGACAGGTTCTGTAATGGTTTCGACTTCAGTAGGGTCATCCTCAATTTTAATATACTCAACCCAAGATTTTAAGAAGAATAATGATATTAATGGAATTGGAACTCCAATTGTCATTGCAACCATGAACATTGTCTCTTGTTGGCCAAAGGTGCCGAAAAATGATAGTAAATCCTGCATTGATACTAACCACTCGGGACTTATTTTTAATTTTTCAAATATAAAATTATATGAGAAATATACGTTTCCAACCACCTGGAGCATTGCCAATATTACGAATATAGAATACACCAGTCCGGACTTTATCTTTGGGAGGACCTTCGGGACCAAAAACGCCGCAATCGATCCCAGTTCAAATACAACAGCAAGTGCCCATGACAAAATTCCCACATTTCCCAAGTTAAATAAATCAACGAGGTGGATGGTGGATATTAACGACGAAATGGCTGGTACGCTTATGAAGGCACCAACCACTAATTGTTCGGACAGTTTTTTCTGTCTATTTTTAACTTTCATTTCAGAGTATCATTTTTTTCTCTCAATTGTTGTAATCTCAAAGATAACTGTGCAATTGTCAGTTGACGTTTATCGATTGCATCTTCATACAATAAATATTCTATGAACATTGCCTCGAAGTATATATCCATATCTTCAAAACCTTGTATGACAGCAGCATTATGCCCCAACTGTTTGATCCAATTCCTATCTTGATCTTCCAATTGTAGAGTAATTTGATTCTGATTTTCAATTAATGTATTAACTTTGCTGTTTAATGAACAGCCTCTCATAAATACAGCCATGCATATTGCCAATATAGCAATATGTACGTATGATTTATATTTATTATAAAAATTATCCATAATATGGGTTATTTTTTATTCTGTAATAATGCGGCCACTTCTTCAAGTGACTTAATCTTTTCTTCATGATCGGCATTTGTTGCATCAATGGCCGTTGCCGGCTCAATTCTCTGTGCCAATGCCTGAAGTTTGAACTTCAGATTTTCCATTATGTCATTGTAAGGTTTTAATGCCTGTGCGTCTGCTTCAATCTGTCCTATCATATCCAAGATTGGCTTGATCATTTGACTGAAGTTCTGTGCGTCACCAAATGTGACTCCCTCATGTTTGGACAAGAAATATGTAATGGGATCCAATTCACCCGCTGTAATGAAGAATTCGTCTTTTCCTCCGGCTGTTGCACGTTCCTTGGCTGCATCCAACGCAGTTACGGCGTCTACTATACCAAAAGATTCTGTATATGTCCACTTTGCACCAACAATAAATTTCTTTAAATTGCCAATTAATTTCGACCCACCATGTATGAGATAAAACTTAGATTTCATTGCCACAAGTTTCCCGTCAAATTCCTTTTTCTTTTCTTCCAACTGCCCCATGACATCTTCAGATTTTGCTTCAAATTCCGCAATCATTTTTTTACGTTTTTCGTTCACTTCTTCAGTTTCTGTCACTTCATTCTTTTCCAATTTTACTTTGCTCAATTTAGTCTCCTAATTATAAATTTAAAATGTTTTTTATGTTATCAATGAAATTAAGTTCCATATATCATCAAAGTATATATATCCAATTGTGAATATTAATGTTGATAATATACCTAACCTAAATAAATATCCTAATGACAATTTTTGAAATTGAAGGGGAAACTTTAAAATATATGACATTGTCCCCTGGATTAATGTTTTTTCCGGACGAACCAAATCGTCAATTTTAAGTTCCTTCAAATAATCAAATATTGGCTTGGCGTCCCTTAAGAAGCGTTGAATGCGGACATCCTTATTGCTAATGTGGCTTCCGCCAAAATCAATGTGGGTGACTTTGTCGTCACCAAAATCTTCGGGAGTCATGTTAATAACTGTCCCGATCCTATATATCCAATCGTGACGGAGTTTTAATTCGTTCCATTCAACAGTTTTTTCATTCTGCTTCACGACCTTACGAACATATAGCCAGTTTTTTATATCGTTTATTATGTATAACATCAGAATAATTTCTTTGATGATACATTTTTATTTAATGCCAGGATCTTTTTCTCGTCCCAACCTTCGTATTGCTTCTGGTCGAAATGTAGGAGTGTTGAGAATTTTTCAATTTCCTCCTCAGTCCAAGGTACTGTTTCCGCAACTTGGTGGACGGGATATTTCTTAACAATTCTCTCAAAGGACTCCGCAATTTTTATAACATCAATTTGAAACTTAATTTCTGCCATTTCAATTGTTATCAATTCTGCTTCTTCATCTGTAATTTTTCCTACGCTACAACAGAATACAGACTTGATACCAAGATCCTTCATTATTCTGACACGTGTTTTGCCGTCCAAAATATCATATCCCTCACCAGAATCTCGAACAAGAATGGTTTCAATCTGTCCACGTTTCTTGATTGAGTTGCGTAAGGATTCCATGATTTTTATGTCATACCCATGGATAGATTCCTTATCTTCATGCAAGTCCTCTATGTCAACTTTTATATATTTTTTCATTTTTATAACTCATTTATAATTTTAAATAAATCGTTCTTAATTTTCATACTTAAATTATTATCTTCCACCACATTATTAAATTGTACAGATAATCTTTCACATATAATTTGTCTTAATTCCTCTTGTAGTTCTACAAACTTATCAGGAATTTTATAGTATAGATCCTCATCCGGCAAGCTATTATATAATTCCTCACCTTTAGCTATTGCAATATCGACCAAATCTGATGTATATATTTCACCCATTTAATCCTCCCATACCACACCTTTCTTCGTCCAAACATCTGTAACAAATCGTTGAAGGTCAAATCTTGCACGGATAGAATTTGATGCCCGAAGGACTCTATGTTCTATACTGTCACCTTTTAAGTCCACTGCATTTATATCCAGAGTTGCTGCGTCTGTAAGGTTCTTTCTCAAGTTGATCATTTTTATTCTCTGGTTCATTTTATTGAAATATGAATATGCCCCGTTTGCGTATCCAAGGAAAAATGAACTTGCATCACTCGAATAAAATGGATATCGTATTAATACATCTGTATTCTCTGTTCCCAGTAAATGTATTTTCATTGGCATCAAATCTCTATGGTAAATATATTCCCATACCTTGTCCAATGTATTTATAATACTATCCTTCTTCATAAATCCACCAACAGAGAACATACCAATTGAAACGTAATCACATATCTCATTGAGTTTATCTAAGTAGTCGAGGGGCATTGTTCCCGGATGGAAAATTCCGATTACCGGAAGGCCGGCATCTTTCATTTGTTTTGCGTTTTTCAACTGTGTTTCAATTGGACCATCATCCATTGAAAATACGTGGTCAATTGTGTCTTCATGTTCAAAATAAAAGTCGATCAATTCCTCAGTGGGAATTATCATACCCTTTTTTCTTGCAGAGAACACTCCTGAATCCAAATACATTTTGCCTTTCAACTTGGCGGCTTTTATGTCCTGAAGGATTTGGTTTCCTTTGGTTGCATATCCACCCCTTGCATAAAAGAACGAGAAAAGGACATTAAGATGTTCCTCTTTTTTGATTAATCCTTCTCCATTGACACCTTTGAATAGTGCCAATCGTTCCTCTTCCGTTTGCATGCCGCTGGCAAGTACAATGTTCATTTTTGTCATCTCCTCAAACATCGCGGGTGTCCACGCGACATCACTTAATACTATTCTCAAAATTGTCTCCTAATTAAAATATCTTAACTTGTGAAGTTTATAAACTCAGTTCTTGCCATTTGGTCAGATTTAAATCTGCCACCCATTTTTGATGTGATGGTTTTTGAATTGACATCCTCTACACCTCGTGAACTGACACAAAAATGCTTCGCGTTTATAACTACGGCAACGTCTTCTGTATCTAAAATGTAAACCAATGCGTGATATATCTGTTCCACCAGGCGCTCCTGAATCTGTGGTCTTTTACTGAAATATTCAACTATTCGGTTTAATTTACTGAGGCCAAGAACTTTTTTATTTGGAATATATCCAATGTTTGCACTGCCTGCGATTACAACAAAATGATGCTCACAGTTACTCTGAACATTTATATCTCTCTCAATAACCATTTCGTCATATTCAAATTTGTTCTGAACGGTTGTGGCCTTGGGGAAATTGTCGGGATCCATACCCCAAAATATTTCATTTACAAACATATTTGAGATTCTTTTGGGTGTCTCTGCCAAACTGTCATCTTCCAAATCAAGTCCGAGAATTGACATTATAGCCGAGAAATGTTTTTTAATAAATTCCTGTTTCTCTATATTACTATATGAATTTCTTTTCATTGGTGTTTGTACACCCATTTTTTCCAGATATTCATTTACCTCACTACCTAATTTTGGATCAGTCTTCGTCTTATTCAACATTTATTGTTGCTCCCTTGCCACTTTTTGAAACAATTATTTTATCTATATCCACAACCGTTTGACCGGCAAATTCTAAGACTCTAATAATACAGTCCTCGATATCTTTCACTCCCTCTTCTTCGTAAGGGAATACCAACCACATATTCTGGTGTTCTTCTTGTTTATTATACAAGAATATGAACTCTTTGTTTGGATATTTTTCTTTCCATTTTCTTGCCGTTTCACCTGAGTCTATTAAATCGTCAATAATAATGTCAGCCTCTTCTGGTGTCTCTACTGGATTATCTGTCATTCCAGCAATTACAGCACCCCCGCGTGGGATGCCATAATATTTTTTACTCTGGTCAAATCTGGAAACTTTAAGCTTCAATTCATTCCAAGAAATAAAATGTTTAGCCATTATGCAATCCCCCACAATTTATGTTGCTGTACAGACAGAGTCCATTCTGGGTTATTTTTACAATATTCAACACAATATTCCAGGTTTTCACGAGACAATTCAAATCGTTCTTTTTCCTCACCTAAGAACAATGGTGAAATATAATACGATTTACATGCCGGTAATTCGGATATCATTGGTGGTTCTTCACCAACTCCCAACGGGTATCTCAACTCATCAATTACACATGAATCATCAAATGCCTGATTCAATACATCCACTTCTACTTTAGGTGCGCATGCAATGTAATCAAGATTTTTTGGTACGGAAAGTGATCCGTTTGTTTCAATTCCTTGAGTATACCCAAGTTTTTTGAAATAATCAACAATCTCCTCTGTTAATTGTAACGCGGGTTCTCCACCTGTCCACACAATATATCGACCAGTATATTTTTTTATTCTATTATATATTTCGTCAATTGATATTGTCTCGTACTTATTAAATTCTGTATCACAGAACCAACATTTTTTGTTACAGCCACCCAAACGAATAAATATCGTTGCACGACCAGCCATTCCACCCTCTCCTTGAAGAGAGTAAAATGTTTCAACCACTCTTATATCCTTCATGATACTCCTTCCGGAATATATAGTGCGGAATCTTTACTGTCTTCCCATACTTTAACACTATGTATCCAAGCACGGCCATCCGAAGCCTTCGACACCAGTGGATTCAATTCATTAAGTAAATGAACGGCAAATCCTTCAGCCGATACATCTGGCACAACTGTAACATTTGCAAAACCGAGGTCATGAAGTTCTCTCCATCTGTATAATTCCGGATCGCCTTCTTCTACAACCAATCCGTGGTCGTATTTATCCAAATATTCTTTTATAAATTTCAGTTTCCCGAAATCAATAACAAAACCATTTCCGTCCATTTCTGTTGAACGAAATTCAAATTCAAAATCCCAATTGTGTCCGTGAATATAAGCACAACGGCCGTCATGACGGGGTTGTCTGTGGGCAAATGGGATATCTTTGTATATCTTACTGCATGAAATCATAATAATTCTCCTTTTTTTATAAATACTCTTTTTATTGTTACAAAAAAAACTCTACTTTGTTTTAAAAATCGTCTATTGAAATACCCTTCATCATTTTACGAACATTGATACGGCCCGTATGTATTCGTGATTTGACAGTATTGATTGGTAATTCATATTTCAGGGCAACGTCCTTATAACTGAAATTGTTCTCGTCTGTGTCGATAATTATATCTCTATATAGTGGTTTCAACAGGCGGATCTTTTTTCGTACCTCGTCACAATACATTTTGGTTGCCAGTGCGGTTTCCTGAATCTCCATGTCAAAGGAATACTTCAACGCCTCTTTGTCCAAAACTCCTTCCAAACTCATTGGATCCAAACTGTCTTCGTCCTCAGTATATGAACTTAGTGAAATTTCGTGTTTGTCCTTCCGTAGTACCGTTAATGCTTCATTCCGTGCAATTCGGTACGCCCATGTAGATAAACTGTATACGGGATTATATGTGTGTATTTTTTCATATATCTTTTGGAATGTTACAGATACAACATCCTCGACAAATACGTCACGCTCAGATGCGAACATTTTTGAGATATAGTTTTTGATGCCGGGATATAGTTTATTATATAGGTTGGTGAAATCAGTGTCCTTGCGAGTCTCGAGATATTTGTTTGTAAGTTGTTGGATAGATTTAGACATAAGTGCTTTCTATTGTTATTATTACTGAAGTTCCATGGACGTTCATGTCCCGATTCAATTGTAACACAAATATAAATAAATTTTAATTACGAGCCTAATTTATTTTTTAAAATATGAAAATAAATTTAGATTGAAAAGATGGTAGAATAGCATGGCCGTCGGCATAAAATACCAACTGACCTGTGGTAGGTGAATGTCCGGCGCAATAACATAATTCCAAAGGATATGCAGAATCGCCATAATTGCCACGAGGTAGCCCCCTGTGACAAATATACTGAGGATGCCTACTCCTTTATTGGGTTTTGGTTTGGGATCAACAGGGGTGGGTTCTGTACTATTTAATGATCTTATATTTTTTATTCGATCGTCGTAATTCATATTAAATTCTCTCTTTTATAAATTTATAAATTATGTTATATTTATATAAAAATAAATACAACTTTTTTTCAATAGTTGGATATAAGAATTAACGAATTCAAAAAAAAGCAAGGCTATATACCATATTTCTATATTTCTAATTATATTTTATACAGTTTCCAAACAGATTTTCCAAACAGATTTATCATCCGAGTCCTGTATCTCCACTCCCTCTTCTTGTTTTCGTTTGAACCAATAAACCTTCTGGGTTTGATAAAGCATTTCTAATATCATTCATAACAGATTCCATATTTCCTGTATTGTATGTATCGTTTCCTCCCGAGGCGGATGTTTGTTGTGCAGCTACGTTTGCTTGAGCAGTTGCCTGTGTCGCTTGAGCAGTTGCCTGTGTCGCTTGAGCCTGTGCTGCTGTGGAATCGATCATTTTTTGTTGGACCTGTGTGAGTTTTTCAAATACACCCTCTAACGTTTTTACATCTTCTTGTGAAATGGCTAATACAACTTCCATATATTCCTTTATATTCCTCATATTGCTTTCTGCCACGTCTGCAGGAGCAAGGGCCAAATTAATATTTTCCTTCTGTAATGCCGTGACACCCTCTAATTTTTTCAAATCCATCTTTTTAATATTAACTAACAATTTATTGAAATCGCCTGAGAATATACTGAAACTTTTTTGAAACGCCGTGAACGGATCTGCAATTCCGGCTAAGGTTTTAAGGAGGTCTACTAACTTGGTTGTTGCCTCTAATTTTTTATCCGTTACACCAACCCCCATTTTATTTACCCAAACACCCATATCAACTGCTAATGACTGTATTGGGCCGTTTTTTCCAAATTTTCTATTTTCTAAACTTTTAAGTGTCGTGTCAACTTCACAAATTCTTTTATTCATCTGTGCCAATACACCACCATCACTGAGTATGTTTGTGATGACATTCTTATCTAAATCCTTATACTGTCCCGAAATAACCGATATTGCTGCCATCGGTAATCCTGCAATCTTACTATATATAACCTTTTTATTTTCGAAATCTTTAATGTCTAAATCTGCTAATAATCCTGCAGTATCCTTCATCGGTTTGGTTAATGCTCCAACTTTTTCAAATAGCTGTTTGGCATTTTCAATGACGGTTGGGTCATATCCTTTTGGGGAAACTTTCAATCCTAACTTTCCAAAATATTCTGTTCCAAAAGCTTGGTCTCCAACTGCTGCCATTATATTGAAAGATAATGCAATAACCTCAGCCATGTTCTTTTTGATCTTTTCGAGTTCAAATGGCTTTGTGGATTTCTTGCCGTCTTTGTCAGTGGTTTCAATTCCCTTTTCCAAATCCATGAATGGTTTCAATGATCCTGCAATCTTGGATAATATGTCACCACTACCCTTGACTGCTTTGATACCCGCCGCTACGGCTTCGGGGCTTGTTACGGAACCATCCCCTGAACCAATCTTGGCAAATGCGACATTTACAACTTGTAATATTGCAGTTATATTCTCGCCAATTTTGACGATACTTATTGGCTTCTGAACATTGCCGTTTGCATCTTTACCAGGTTTTGATAAATCCGCGAATACTTTCACTCCCGCTGCAATGTTTTTGAGAATCTTCCCTGAACCCGCAACTGACTTGACACCTTTTGCCGCATCTCCCTTTGATACCATATGAGGCTTCCCTTCGGAATCTTTTACCTCTACCATGTCACCATTTTGTTTTCCAATGTCAGCAAATACTCCGGTGACTGCCATCATGATATTCTTTATGTTGTCAACCATTCCACCACCACCAACTTTGAAATCCTCTGGGCTTAGTCCCATTTGTTGGAGAGTGGCAAATTCTTTCATTCCAGTTGCTATTTCACCAAATACCTTGCCAATACCCTGAACTGCTTCAACTCCGGCTTGTATGTCTCCATCACTGAAGAATCCACCACTACCACTACCTTCACCAATTTTCTGGAAGACTCCGGAAATGACGGTTAAAACTGAACCTATATTTTTACCAAGTTGTGCTATGGTTGCTCCTCCAAGCATACTCTCTACATTGGCAAATGCTTTCATCCCACCAGCAATGCCTGTGAATACCTCACCGATTCCCTTGACAGATTCAATTCCTTTTTTTACGAAATTGTCGTTTGTGGCCGATCCAAATACGTCCACTATTAATCCTTCAGCTCCGCCTGGTCCCACACTTGCATTTCTTCCAATCTCACCAAATGCCTGATTGATGACTCCAAGAACGCTAATTATTTTAGCAGGTATCGAGTCGGCCGCAAATAATAACCTTCCATTTTTTCCCGTGCCTATTGATTTAAATGCGTTAGGTCCAAGTTCCCCTGTCATTTTTATAAATTCACCAAGGCCTTTGGTTATTTGTAGTAATGAACTCCCTGCATTCTTGACTGACTCAATTCCCTTGTCTGTGTCCGACGTTGTAAGGGTAGTCCCTAAGAATACAGTTGATAATAATCCTAATACGCTTTTTGGCTTGTTATTACCAATTTCAGAGAATACAGAATTAACTGCTCCAAGAACAGTTGATATTCTGTGGGGTATCGTTCCATCTTTAAATTTACCTTCTGAGTCAATGTCCCATACTCCGGAACCCAAACTCTCCGTAAATTTCCAAAATTCACCCAGAGATTTTCCAATTTTTGTAAGGGCTGTTCCGGCCATCTCAACACTTTCAGATCCCACCTTGACACTGTTTTGACTGAAATCATTACCAAATACCATCTTGATTAAACTGCCATCGTCACCCTGTTTTCCAATGTCCGCAAATACTTTATTTACAACTCCAAGAACAGTTGATATTCTGTGGGGAATTGAATCTGCTTTTGGACTGCCGTCTCCATTAACTGCCCATGCCTCTTTACCCATATCCTTAGTTAAGTCGAAAAATACTTTGACGCCTTGTGCTACAGAAATTAACGATTTACCTACTTTTTTGGTTGATTCTATACCAACTTCCACATCTGATTTTTTCATGTCACTACCAAAAATTATACCCATGTAGCTATTATTTGTATTTCCAGAAGCACCAATGTCAGAAAATACCTTACCAATTACTCCCAAGACGGTTGCAATTCTATGTGGAACTGAACCCTCCGCAGGACTATCGTCTTCATTGACTGCCCATGCTTCGTCACCCATACCGTTTGACATATTGTAAAATGCTTGGACGCCTTCTGTCACGGATATTAACGTCTTGCCTACTTTTTTAGTTGATTCTATTCCAACTTCAGTGTCCGATTTTTTCATGTCACTACCAAATACCATGCCAATGAGACTGTCATTTGTATTCCCAGATGCCCCAATGTCCCCGAAGACTTTTCCAATCACTCCCAGAACGGTTGCAATTCTTTGTGGAACTGAACCCTCTGCCGGACTACCATCATCATTAACTGCCCATGATTCTTTTGGCATTCCATCGGTCATGTCAAAGAATGCCTTGACTCCCTTACCAACTTCCGTGAGGGCCTTGCTTGCACCACTTACAGACTTGATACCAATTAAAACGTTATTTGGGGATATCCCAATCATGCTCGTTATTCCACCAAGCATCCCCTTACCTTCTCCACTGGATTGTCCTACCAAGGCAAATGCTTCCGCTAATCCTACAAGAACGGTTTGAACAGGCGCAATTTCAAATTCATCCCATTTAAATTTTGAAGCCTCTGTTAATCCTTTTGAAAGTTCTTGTAACGCTTTACCCATTCCAATAACAAGGGGTATCGACGCCAATACTCCTGCAGCACGCCATGGAGGCCAAACGGTTTCTAACATTCCACTAACAAGGGCTCCCATTAAGAAGGTGAAGCTCTCACTTTGTTTCTCTGTCCACTCAGGAACCTTACTTAGTTCCTGTAAGCCTTTTGCTAATAGTGGTAATGCTGCAGATATTCCTAATAATGCAGGTAGCCCAACGGTTGCCAATACTAATTTTGGAACATTAAATGCTAACATGGAAATAAATTCACCAGTCATTTTTATATTTTTTTCCGTTAATTTATCTGCAGAATCCCCAAATAAACCAATTGCGAAACCAAATGCAATTAGTGGTACGGCAAGTGCCGTCAAAACCAATGCGCCCATTAATACAAAACCGGATACTGGGGGAATACCAAGAACTGCCGCGGCAAGGCCTAACCCCGTAATTACTGCACCAAGCATGAGTAACTTATCCCAGGTTAAGTTCTTTGATGCCTTCGAAAATATTAACATTCCTGTTGCGAAGATTATTAAATTGACTCCTAATGCGGCTAAACCAACGGCACCGATTAGAATTGTACTTATATTTTGACCAATAACAGCCGCAGCGATACCTAACCCCGTAATTACTGCACCAAGCATGGCCAATTTATCCCAGGTTAAGTCTTTTGATGCCTTTGATAATATTAATAAACCAGTAGAGAATAATATTAAATTGATACCCAATGCGGCTAAACCAATAGCACCAAGTAGAATTGTAGTAAATTTCTCTCCTATCACATACGCGGCCAGTCCCAGACCCACTATTGTAGCACCCATCATTGCCAGCATTTCCCAGGTTACGTTTTTCATTGCAAGAGTCATTATGTATAACGCTACAGAAAATATTACGAGTCCAATTGACATAGCCAACATGGCAAATGCACCCTTGATAATAGGCTTTTTCAAAACTCCGAGGATAGTGAATAACACTCCGGCCATTCCAATAATTATAATTCCTGCAAATAAATGTAAGGGGGAAACCATCATAGCCAGTGTTAAAACAAATGCCCCAAACGCAAATGCCGTGAGGCCAACTGATATTGCAATTAAAGCCTTACTTCCCTTTTTAATTTTCTTTCTAAGTGTTCCAAGCAATGCAAAAATAACACCTATTGTAGAGATTAATAAAATTCCAAGTGTAAGAGGAACTATTATCTTAAATATTACGGCCGCGAAAAGTACAGCGGCAGCTACAAATACAATAAGGCCAAAACCTAACATTGAAAGTGAATTTATTCCCTTTCTTAATTTTTTACTATTTGATCCCTTGCCTAACTTTTGAAATAATCTTAATGTTCCATATATGAATAAAACAGATACTGCTGCAATTGGCGTCAATATGGCAACCAATGCCAGTTTTTTAACTGTTCCGGCAATTAGTGTTAACGACTCGGCAACCTTTGCTATTGCATTGTCAGTCTCTGCACCAAATAATCCTTTGGTGAACGCATCTTTCAAAAGATCTGCAATTTCTACGAAACCCCGGATTGTAAATTTTGCAAGTTTCGAGAACGGCCCAACCTTAGCCAGGGCTTTTATTCCGGTTGCGATTGTACCCAATGATCCTAATATAAGAGATATTATTTCCGTGGATTCTACTTGAGTTTTTTCCCCAAATTCTTTTGTAAGGTTTATTAATATTCTACCTATTCCGTCATTTTTCTTGTCCCCAATTACAAGCAAACGGAAATTCTTCATCGCCTTTTTGATCTTGCCACGACCCAATTTTTTGGTTGCTATGACGAAATTAGTTATATTTTCCGTATTTTTTGGAGTGAATATTTCAAATATCGGACTCTTGTTATCTTTTATATTTAATTTTGTAAACTCTTTCATAAATCCAAGAAGCTGATCCATGCCTGCAGGATCTAACTTAACGTTTTTCTTGCCCTTGAATAGGTTTTTAGCCTTATCCATTATACCAGTTTTTTCCTTACTCCCATCTCCTCCCATTTTCCCGGGCTTGGCATTTTTCAATCCACTTATAATAGATCCAAGTTTCGTTGACTGTTTTGCCAGATCCTGTTTTGCAAGTGTTTTAACATTAGGTAATTTCTTTCCCGCACCAGCAATGGTGGCGAGTAAAGCACTCTGGATCGCTGTCTGTGCCAGTATAGATTCATTTAATTTTGAAAGAGCTTTATTAACACCTCCACCTCCATCCAAACCGGATTTTTTTGATCCACCCATCTTAGGCTTATCCTGAAGTGAAGTGAGAATTTTCCCAACTCCAGCGAAAAGTTTAGATTGTTTCTTTGAATCTTTATTCATGGAATCCATTTGATCTTCAATAGAACCAAATACGGAATTTACCGAACTTAGTAATTTATCTTTTTTTTCTCCTTTTGCGGGATCAACTGTTCCAAGGGATTTCTTTTTCTGTTCTTTAGCCATTAAAATGGGATAATTTTAATTTATATAACTTATATATAAAAAATAACGGCGATGACATAGATTATGCCATCGCCGTTTGTATGTATGAAAGTTTCGTCTACATCTTAGGCATTGAAGGGGAACTGAACCCAGGAACTTTTGGCATGTTAGGCATTTTGTAGTTTCCACCACCCTTCATGTTTTTACTGGCATCCTGATACATTTTATTCTGTTTCAAATTACCACCACCACCGTCTTCTTTTTCCTGCTGCTCTTTCTGTTTCTTGAGATATTCCTCCAAATGACCTAATGTTAATTCCCATTCCCAATATGGCATTGAAAGTATATCCTGCCTTGTAAATGCACACTCTTTACGATTCAAGAATAAAAATTGATATTCTATATGCCTTTCCAAGTCAATTTGGAATAGGCCAAAGAGACCCTCTTTTACAGAGTTTGTGTCTCCTTGATCCTCCATCTCCCAAATAATTTCCTGATTCTTTTCCTTAGCCCATTCGTCAAGCCAGTTCGGCAAAGGGATCTGAAAGTAAGAAAAGTGATTTGACGCCACCTTGAAAGTCTAATGGTGCAACCACATCTGCCCCACATCCTCCGCATGAATGAACAACGTCCGGATTCACACTATTCAAAAGGTTGTCAATAATACCCGAGATGACAGATAATTTCTTGTGTCCCCAGCCAATAGACATCGTGTCTTTTTCTCTGTAAGTTTTTTCGCTCATACTTCTCCAGTCCCCAAATAAGAATGGTGCATGTTTTAAGAATGTATGATCCAAGAATTTTCTATTCTGTGATTTACCCTTTGCATAGTTTTTCAACCATGTATTGACACCAAGAGTCGGCATATAAATTGAGAATGCTTCCCCATCTTTGGTCTTGATATCCAATGCACCTGTAGATGGATTGAAATATTTATGTAGACGTTCATCCAACTTGAAAAAATCAAGTGTACTTCTATTAATTTCAACTTTGTCTGTGTGGCCACACTGTTCACATTGCGTTTGCATTGTAAGCTTGTTTTCACCATGCACAAAAGTTAGATCTCGAATTGAAAGTAAGATGAAAAATTTATCAACATCCGAAATATCTTTCCATGAACTGCCCGGCTTGGCTGTTTTAACCTGGGTGCATTTTTCAATAATTCCGTTAATCTTGTCATCAACATCAAGGAAATCTTCTTCATCTATTGTTGAAAAATGACGAATTTCCTTGGTATTTGCCGCCCGAATTGCTATTGTGGTATTGGCCGGATAAAACTTTCCTCCTGATGGTAATATTTCCATTGGCATGTTTTTCCATCCTGTATCCGGAATGTTTCTTCTTTCTGCCGCTGTTGGTGCGTTTGGATTTTGTCCAACTTGTACTTGACCCAAACTCGGTTTACCCGACACCGGACTGGTTACAACTTTAGGGCTGGTTGCTGCTTCTGGATTTGCTGTCGTTTCGGGATTTGCCTCTACAGCTCTTTTCATTTGCTCGTCTCTTCTTGCCAAAATTTCTTTGGCTCTATCTTCACTTAATTCCATTGTATGAATTACTCCTAATAAAAATGTATATAAATTATTTAAAATATGCTCGTATGAATCCCTTTAATTTGAGATCACCGTTTCTTTTAATATTTCTTGTCTTCTGGAAAACTCCGTCTCCTTCTCGACTACCTGCACCATTCGTGTTACCTTCTATCGTAATTATTTTATCGTTGTCTAACACTGCTAATACGATTGCCGCGTGACCTTGCCATGTTTTCTTCGCATTGTACCATATTACAACGTCTCCAGGTTGTGGAACATAATGAATACCGAATCCATATTCCTCCCCGTGCTTCTTAATATTTGAAAAAGTCTTTTGAGTCGATCCACTGAATAATTTCTCAAGACCCTCAAGGTGATCTGTATCCTTTAATGCTGTAAAACTGTCAAACCATACTTTTTCTGTGAAGTATGCACACCATGCATGACCTGTTTGAAATCCAATGAGTCTCATTCCTTTTTCAAACGCCTTGTCATACCATCCTTGGTTTCCCGGCTTCTCTTGAAACCCAACATACCTCTTTGCATTTTCGGCTACCAATAACGCCCAAGATTCCTCAGTCGTTATTGGTTCCGGAAGGTCTTTGTAAAGAACATCAAATATTCTACTTTGTTGGTTTCTTAATAATTTCCCTACTATATCTATCATTTTTTCCTTATGTTAATTTAGCATCTTTTAATTCCGTTGCAAATTCTACCATGAAATCTTTGATCAATGTTGAAATATCTTTGAAATTGTTTCCTGGTACACTTGCCCAGAAATTAAGTCCGGTTACGTTTGTAATATCTCGATGCCCACCAGATTGTGATGATATCAAGTCATATACACTTACGGTAACTTTTTCCAATATCTCAATTTGCTTACGACTTAATTTGCGATAATGTTTGTGGGCTATATCTGTCAACAACGCCTGTCCTGCTGGACTCTTGAAATATGGAGTTGTTTTGATTTTACCGGCGAACATTGCCATTAAATCTTCCGCTGTAAATCCGATTGAATCTTTCGATGAACCCTTCTTAATGTCATACTGCCAAGATCCTTCTTTCTTGTTCCATTTATATATATCCATTTCCAATGTCTTCTTAATATCAGCAAAACTGAGTTCGGCTTTCAATTTATTCTTCATTCTCTTCAATACTTTTTTTGCCATATCGCCGAGGTTCATTGGATTTTTACCTTTTTTGAACGGATTTTTTGATGCCTGGCAAAGACCCATTGGCCAACCAATTATCATATATTCCGCCTGAGGATTGTTTTCGAATGCAATGTATCTGTCATAGCCTCTCATAACTGTGGCGCCGTACTGAACCAAACAATTACCAACCATGCCATTATTACCCTGTTTGAAATCATAGATTTTACTCAAGTCTGTTAAAGCAGGAACTTTCAATGCTACTTGTTTGTCAATATTCCACTGTGTGTTTTTCTCGATATCTTTGAGTGGATATGTATTTGGATCTTCTGAGACAATATTCTTAATGGTTGTAAATATTGAAATCAAAGACGTTGTGGCCTCTAATACCAATCGAACCAAGAAGTTTGGTTTGTTCTTAAATGTCAATAACATTTTATTAACTACTAATCCCATTGCCTGCCTGTTTTTTCCTGCACCAGAAGACTTGTCGAATTCATAGAACCCTTTGAAAATGTCTCGGGGGTTCAGTCCATGACTCGCAAAATCTGCAGAGTCGACCATGTTTATCAACTTAATGTCTTCCGCGGGGAATAAATCCTTTTTCGAAATTTCTTGTGATATGACTCCGGCATTTGACGGAGCACTTTTAAATGCGGATGCCGTTGTATCTTCAACACCAATTTGACTGTCGTGATGATCTGTGTGAATGTGCATTGATGGTTTCCCGTGTGCAAAATCCACCATCACTGCCAAATGATCTGTCTTAGGTTTAGCAACAGAGAACTCTTTTCCTCCGTACTGTATAACCTGTGCAGCAGCCGTTGAAATTCCATGTTCTACCAAATACTCTTTCATTGCAATAGCACTTGTAACACCATCTAAATCCATATGAAAATATATTTCAGCTGTCTTATACTTTCCACGCATCTCGGCCCACTCTTTTTTACTTATGTTCAGGTCCTCATTCAAAGAATCAACATATGCATCATGGCCCATGATATAATCGTTCATAATTTCTTTTTTTTATATTATCAATTTAATTTTATTTGATTGTACACTTAATCGCACCTTTTTTGTCATTACCACTATTCAATTTATCCACCAAATATTCAATAATTTCTTTCTTGGTACTTTTAAATGCTTCTGAAGGTTTAAATCTTCCTGATAAGGAACCCTCTATTGTATCTCTTTCATGTGCTGAATACAGAGTGGCTATATTATCTAACGCAAATCGGATGTCCGCACTTTCGTCCTCAACAAAACCTCTGAACTTAACCTCGTTTAATTCGAACTCACTAAATTTTTTCATATAACTTATATATAAATTATTTTTCATATAAATATTTGCCGTTACCACTGTTATATATCTTATTGTATCCTCGGTCATGCATAATTTCACTCTCTGTCATTTTACTGTCAAATCCTTCATTTACCAATTTATGTTTCTGGAATTGTTGTCTTCCATATCGTATGCCGGACTTTGTCCAACTATATCCTGGAACAGTGTTTCCACAAAATTTAAATCCTGTCGTTAAATATACATTTTTATTTGGGTTACTCCAGTCCAAATCGGCATATGAAAATATTTCTTTCGGTGAATATGTTTGAATATAATATTTCAACAGCTTTGAAAATCCTCCAATGACAGTATAATTTAATAGATTACAATATCTTAACATCTCGGTTCGAACATTTCTTTTACCAAAGGTCATTAATGCTACTAAATTACTCTCATAGAACAGCCCTATACGATGTTTTGAATTTATATGTCCTTGTATATGATTTATATTTAAAAACTCCCTGGAGACAACGGAGGAGACCTCTCTTATTTCAGTTTTACGGCCATAGATACGTTTCGATATCCCAAGGACAGCTCGAATCCTACTTTTGACAATTTCATTTTTAAAATTCCAGTCATCCTTCCAAATGTGAATTAAATTGATGTTATTCTTTGCCGCAAGAAATTTCTTTTCCTGATGATAATCTTTAGATTTATACTTATCCGAGTGCCAATAAATTCCGTTAAATTCAAATCCAATTTTCATGGAGGGTATAAAAATGTCAATTTCCCTATTACCAAGGATTGTTCGGTTGGATTGTTCGGTTTCAACCCCAAGAGAATTTATAAATTCATTTAATTTTATCTCTTGTCCTGATATATGTAAATCAAGAGGGTTACAATTGACGCATAATTCTACACAGTGATTATACAACCTACTATATAATAATTTATGATGGATATTGAAAATTTTATCACATTTTGGACATCTTAACGTAAATACACTCCTCATATAATTTATCATTTCAAATTTTCTCTTTTTCAGATCAATAAAAATAAATGAATTATCAATAAAATTCTTTGCGTATGTCTGTTGAGCTAAATTTTTAATTTTTTCGGATTGGCTTGGATTCCCAACACCATAATTTTCTTTCCAGGTCTGTCTCGCCTTCATTTTAAAATTATCCGTCTGGAATGTGTATTTTTTTCCATATTCTGACATACAAGTATCTTCCGATTTTTCCTGAACAACTTTCGATTGCATGGGATAATCAACCCCGAAATTAATAAAGCATGTGGATATCTTCCTTTTCTTTATAACTTCCGATTGAGATACATTTTCAACCCCATATTTTTTTAAATTGGTGGCCTTCATTTTGTCTTTAATGGTGTTAGATTGGGCGGCGTTTTCAACCCCATATTTTTTTAAATTGGTGGCCTTCATTTTGTCTTTAATGGTGTTAGATTGGGCGGCGTTTTCAACCCCATATTTTTTTAAATTGGTGGCCTTACGTTTCAATACTATACATTTTTTATTTTTACAAATTGTATTATAATAAACATTATTTTTTAAATCTACACTCACATATTTATGAACTAATTCCCCGCAAAATTCACAAACGTAAAACTCGTAATAATTATTGTAAATATGGACAAGTCTTTGATTTATATGGATATTTGAATATCTTTCTTCTAAAAATGAAGTTTTTGATATAATATATGCCTCAACATCAGAATTTGTCTTTTTTAAAATTTTATATTTTTTAAAAAATTCCAAAAGATTTTCTGAATTTTTAACCATGTCATTTATAATTTCCATACCAATATCCTCAATTTAAAAAAACCAATGACAGGGATTTGTCATTGGTTTTTTATATAGAAAAAATTTCACCTTGTTGTTATTAAAGTGTATTGTCCTCCCAATAGTCCGCGGCGAATACAACTTCCATTTCCCACGGATCAGCCGCAGTATAATCAAGTTCTATTGGTGGCAATGGAGCCATTGGCCATATCCAAGGGAATTTCCACTGTCTGAATATATCTCCAACTCGAGTGTGAAGTGATACAGTCATTGGGCCACCTGAATAATCAACTTTATTTGACATTGCACCTGTAAGTGGATCATATACAAGATCTGACCACGCTCTTAATGCATTATATACATAAACGCTATTGCTATCGTCCACATTGACTGCGAACCCTATTGTTATGTCAACCGTAGTCGACTCCGGAACAGCAGATTGAAATCTTCTTGTGTGTCCCTTGAATTTCTGCTCTACAATTCCTGGCATTTTTTCTGTTTCCAGACCGCCTACCTTCAAAATGCTATCTAAAACGAGTTGTCCCCATTTATCTGCAACTAAAGATGGTGGCTGTATGGTTACATCAAAAAGATTTGTAAATACAGGTTCCCATCGATTAATATTGATAGGGCTATTTCTGTAATGTCCAAAACCTGGCATAATATAATTTATTTATTTTTGTTTTCCTTTTAAATTCCGGGATATTTTACTATCCCGGATGTAATCTATTTATTAAACTTGCACTCCGGCTACACTGAAACCACCAGAACTGATTCCGCCAGTTTTCATGACAGTCACTCTGTTGACGAATTTCTGTAGTCCTCTTGCTGGTTCAATTGCAATGTCAATTATACCTGTGTTTGCGTCAATAACTTCTGCCGTGTTATTCTCTTCACTCATAACAACTGTATAGTTATAAATACCACCGTTTGCGCGGACTGTATCTAAATAAACTTCTACAATAGTTTTGATTTCGAGTCTGGTCGTATCATCATTGAATTCGAATAAGTAACTTGAAAGAACTTGTTCTACTCTGTCTTCAATTGTGATGAGAAGATCTCTAACATGGATGTTATTAAATGCAGATGGTGTATTCTGATATGCCATTGAATTTGCAAATATCATATAACCAACGCCTTTTCTTTGGATAATTGGATTGATTCCAAATGGTTCCAAATACTCTCTGTCTGACTGCAAGAAATCATATTCAAGTCCAACCAATTTTCTGTTGGATAATGTTCCTCGTTTTGGTCCGGCAACGATACCAAATGGATTTCCAGTTTTAAATTTCTGGATAAATTTGTTTGATACGTCTGCTGCTGGTGGAACTGATATTTGTTTACCATTTTCATATAATTTTAAGAATGGGGCAAAATATCCACAGAATTTAGATCCGTTTGTTTCATCCGGTAATGTGAATGAGAACGAAGGTCCTAAGTCCTGGTTTCCGCCGTCTGGTATAAATCTTGTATTTAAGATTGGCTTCGGATCAACGCGTGTCGGTTCTGATGTAAATCTTGGATTGTTTGAATCCGCAAATTCTTTCATACTTGGTGCGTTCATAATTGCAAGGCATTTCTGTCTTTGTTTCGCCAATTTTGTTATCCATGTTTTTGGTCCTGTCATTGGTGCTAATCCGCCGTCAAATGTGTCCACGATATATCTGAAAGTTATAAGGTGCTTATCAGCCAATACAGCTGTTAAGTTTGAATTTGCAGGGTCTAACATTCCAAGGATTTTTTCCAATTGTGCTTTTTTGTATGCTCCACCTGGTAAATGATAATCTGTTAAGGTGAAACCGTCCAAATAGAACATTTGGTAATTCTGAATGAAATCGTCGAGTGGTTTATATCTTGTGATATATTTTCCAAGTGCTGATCTGTCAATTATATAAATCGGCTGATTTACTTCATATTCCTGAACATATCCTGGCAACTCAGTATTATAAACCTTTTTCTTACTAATAACCTTTGTAAGTTTATAATGATCGTTTGCGTCGTCATCTGTTGTTTTCGATACAATATAATCTCCGACTGTAATTCCAGTAGAATATTCTTGTCTTACCGAGAACTTAGTTTTGTATGCATTCCAACTGTTATTTACAATTTGCATTTCGTCATATAGGTCGTCGGCCGAAACATACATATACAGTTCAGTTACATCTGTGATGACAGGTGTTCCAACTGCAGATCCAGTCAAACGTAAATTATATTCCGAGTCAGTTTCAGTTTTCAATCTGTTATCCAATGGTGAGAAATTATAACCATTCGTATAGCTCATTGCAGGAACGTAACCAAATTTTTCTTCAACATAAGTATCATACATTTGAATCTTCAAAATCGGAATTCCTTCAGAATCAACTGCTTTGTCATAATTTGCATAGAAGTAATCAGTTGCTAATACACCTGTATAGAATTTGTCACCCGGTAACAATGCACCAGCTTCATAATATTCATATAGTGTACTACCTTTGTATGCTATGTAAAGGTTTGGGTCGTCTTCACCTGCGGAAACGACATCTCCATTACCATCTAAAACGTCTTCGGCTGCAAGTGCATCCAAGAAAACTAATTTATCTGGTTCATAGACAAACGTTGGTAGGTTAGTATACAATTCAAATGAATTTACATAATCTGAGTTGCTCATGAACAATTGATAATTTGTCAAGTTCTGGTCAATTAATTCTAATGCATCTCCCACATCATCGCGAGTTACGATTGGAATAAATATCTCTTTTGGATAGTTTTCCCATGAACCATAACCGTCATATCCGCCAGCTTCAATAGTGGCCTTGTCCCCAGCTGAAAGTGAATCAGGATATACTACAACTTCTTCACTAACTTTAAAGTAGTATGAAATTTTATTTGAAACGTCTTCAAGTAAAACATCTTGACCTACTTTAGGAATGTTAAGGTATGTGGTATTAATCACATCCGCAACAGCCAAGTCAAATTTCGCAATTTCACCTGTATCTACTGTAGGTTCGTTAATAACTATATGCATAGAAGTTGTATCAATTCCTAATGCAGTCATTTTTGCTAAGTAATCTGCGTCGTCTGTTGGATCAAGTAATGCAACCTCGTTACCCATCAAGCTGCTAATGTCAAGTCCCTGTAGGGCCAATTCATTTTCTTTGATTGGATGTTTGTATCCGATTTTCAAATATGTCAATCCATCAATTGCATTTTCTTCTTCCCAAATCTGTCCGACTGTAGCCCAAAGATTTTCGGTGTCCCCGTAATCATTAACTGCTGTGCCGTTCATCTGAACTAATGATACACCAGGTACCAGTAAATTCAACATTGTTGTATAATCAACTAATTGGTCGTCATCGTCTTCAACGTCAACAGGTTTTGGAATTACAATTACGTTATCTAAATAACCATATGAAAGTCCAAGGTGACGTGAATCTGAGCTTACCGGGTACGCAACTGAATTGTAATCATATGTCCACTCTGTGAAAGTATCATCCATATTAAATACAAGGTTTTCCTTTATTGCTGTTCTGTATGATAAGAAATCAATGATGTCCGGATTCGTTCTGGTTGGATCTGCAAAGTTGTGCCCGACCATGTCAACTGCACTTAGTTGATCGTCATCTTGTTCATTTGCGGATACATCATAATTTTCTAATGCGTCTCTGTCAATTGATATAAATAATCCTGTGGTTGCTACACTGTTATTAATTATAGTGTCAACTGAATGAGTTACACCATTACCATCTGTGAGGTCTGGGATGATCGAACCTGTCCACTGACCAATGACACTAACTTCACTTGAACCATAAAATTCTCTTTCTTTCGATTTAATAAGTCCACGACTATCAAAGTATTCACTGAAGACTGGATCAATTGATAACTGAGTATAATTTGTCCAATTTCCTTCTACTATGACTACCTGAATGAAATAATCTTCGATGAAATCATATTCATTAATGTATTGTGGAACATTCCCAACTCCATACCATTCTCTTGCAGTTACTGCAAATCCTGTTACGTCGGCTTTCTTAATTAGAATACTTACCGGAGTTTGACTTAAATTAACGAGGTTGAAAATTTTACCTTCGTTGATTGAGCCAGGGCTATTCACATTACCCAATAGATATTCCTGGTCCGGTCTCCAGAAACGCTCTTTGTTGTAATAAGATGCATACAATTTCCAAACCTTTTTACCGTTTGCTTCTGTGGATGCTACAGAGAACGACCTGTAAGGTACTTTGTCACCAAAGTCTGGGTCGTTGTTTAATGCCATAAGGTTCAATCCGAAGACTGGTCCCTGTTCCACGCATGTTAATAATGATCGATGGAAAAATGAACCTCTGCGTTCTAAGAACGTATCGATATCTCCATATACTCGTATTGCTGACGCTTTGTCTGGGCAATATACAGGAGCATTTATTGGACCTTTCTTTGAAAAGCCAATAACCAATCTGACTGTCTGCGTGTTTAGACGAATGGACTCCGAGTTGTCATACTCAACAGTATACACTCCAGATGCCTTAAATTCCGTTAAATCTAAAAAATACTTTGCCATATTGTATTGTTAATATTTATTTTTATTTCCCTTTTTAATGACCTATTGCTGTCATATACATTATATATGAGAATCCTATTTAGTTTTTTTTCTATGAGTATTCACCTACCACAGAATAATCTATGTCGTCACTTACAAACATATTGTCCGGTACTTGATCCAACCTCTCATCTATTGCCGTCGAATGCGCCGAAGGTAATTCATCATACATGCCACCAACCATTTCTACGTACTCTTCGCTTTCAAATAATGGTGAACAATTTACTGCAGTAATTATAATGTCATCGTTGTCTCCCTGACCTTCAAATATACCTCCCCCACTTTGTCCAAATTCTACTGCTTCCAAAACGGATCCAGGCTCTTGTAATATAATTTTTCCGGTTGCTGCCATATTCTTGAAAGTTTTACAGAAAAGTGGCTTACTTACCTTGGTCAATTTCACACCAACTTTTTTGTTGATAGAATTTACTGTGTGTAATGTTTGTAGCATAAGGTTATCATCATAATCACCCGCCGTTTTTAGTATTTCGTGGATCTGTTGCCCTTCTGCACGGTTCATCTCAATTATAGTGATAATGTTTTCTACACCCAATATCTTGAACATTAATACTGATATCAACTTTGCAAGTTCTGGAATTGGTATCTTATTTGATCGATATAAACCAACTTGTTTCAACCGGAAGAAATCCGTCTCGTCTCTATATTTGTCCAGAGTCCGGATCTTTGCAAGTGATAGGGGTTCAATTTCAAATACATTGACAACATTATAATCCAATTCTATACTCTCCGATACGTCAATTGAAATTACAAATTTTCTAAAATCGTCCTCCAAATCATAATCAATGAAATTTGGATGCCATATGAACTCATCATAATCAATATTGTAATTTTCAAATTCATCCCACTCCCTCCATTCGAAAGGCTTCTCTATACGCCTCCAGAAATTTAGAACTGGTCCGTTTAATAGTATTTTTGAGTTTGATAAAAACTGATTGTCGTACTCTTGATTGAAATATTCCTGTCCAAAGTTTCGAATTTCTCTTTCTTTCCATGCGTCGTCACGACCAGGAACCTCCCACCAATCCACTCGAATTGCATGGTATGTATTCCAACCACGGACAGCATCTTTATATAATTTTTCAAACTTATTTAATCCGTTTGCTGTGGATGTGATAAGTATACGAGAAATTTCAGAACTTGAAAGTGTGGGATACATCGACCTATAAAATGGATCTATAATGTTTTTTGGGATGTGGGCAAACTCATCCGCATATAATAAATGTATGGTAAAACCAAGGGCAGGTTTTGGGGTGGTTGCTTGACCAATAATTCTACATCCATTATCAAATTCCATACGTCGTTTATTGTTTACCAGGATCCCAGCTTTCAAGAAAAATGGTAACTCCCTGTAAATAATTTCACATTTATCTATAATCTCCTGCATCGTCTCCGCCCTGTTGGCAACAATCAATGCATTTCTTTCAACATGGAACATAGAATACCACATCATGAAAAATGCGGCCGTGGTTGTATTATGGGATAAAATACCATTTGTATAGTATCTATGATTTGGGGAATCTATGGATATATCGAACATTGAAACTGCTTGTGATTTCCTTGTTATTGATATGACAGGTTCTACTCCATCCTCTGTGGTAATAACATCCCCAATTGACAGATCCTTGACAAATATTTCATTCATATATTCATCAAATATAATATGTTTATCGGCACATTCTAATTTTTTCGTGGGGGTTTCTATTTCCCAAATGTCGTATGGTTGAGTCTTATGAACCTCTGTAATGGATTCATATCCATTATCTGTGAGAATTTTAATGTCAGTTGCATTAAATGACTCCATAATCTTTTTATCAATGTCGTTTTGATCCAAAGATAGTGATGTATATTCATGGGTCTCTATCGCTTGGATAATCCATAATATTATATTTTTTAAAACAGATCTAAACATTATAATTTATTATATATTTTATACAAATTTATCTTTATTTTTTCAAAAAATGTCAGTTTCCTGTGTTTTTTTACAATAGAATAATACAATTCAAAGAATGGTATGGTTTCCCTTTTGCCGTTATTTGATATAATAACCTTAGTATTGTAAATATAACACTTTCCACTCTGCCGCGCAGCAAGCCAAATATTGTAACGGTTTTCCTTCAGGTCCCTTAATATTCTTTTTTGGTATGGATATAACTCTACAATCATAATTCCGTTATCGGTCATGGTTTGACAATACGTCTCCGCAAAATATACAATGTCCGTTGCACATTTACACATCTCATCATATTCATCATCCGTCTGATCGAATTCCAGATTTCCCTTACGAAGAAAAACATCCTTATCCCCATCAAAAAATGGACTTGGTAAGGTCTGTTCGGCATTACCCATCTTCGCTTTCAAATACTGGTTGACCTTCTCAGTTGACCATATTATATTCTCTGCTTTGAGTTTACTTGAAACTGCCATTATTTTGGTCTAACTCCCTTCGGCCAGGATGGAGGAGGATCCTTTTTCTGTGATTTTCTTTTTGGTTTCTTTGTAGGTTTTTTTGTATTGGTAATTTCAACATCGGTTGTAATATCCTCACCACCACCCGTTTTATGGTCCTTGACATCGAGCGTACCTACGGATTTATGAACGTCCCTTAATATACTTTTCATATCCCGCTTCTTTTTCACGGGTTTGATTTCACCTGTATGTTCCGGTAGTTCTAATCTTTGAATTGCATACGTCTCTTTTATCATTTTATAATTATCTTCGATGAGTTTTTTATCGGCCTCATAATGTTTGATTATATCCATTTGGGCTCGCTGGCACTGTGACAACACTTCAAATAATCTCGCCTCAGGTGACACTTCTATCCGCTCCAGACACCTCATTATAGCATGTTCGGACGTTTCAATTTGGAATAATAGTTTTGACAATGTATTTTTGTCGTCATCAATTTTGGATTGTGTGTGTGGTAGTTTTAGAACGTCTTTACTTAAATAAAATTCAACTAAATAATCAATAAAATCATTCGTTTTGGATTCACATTTGGTTTTCAGTTCCATGAAGTTACATGCTGGACTGGTTTTCATAGACGGATCCGCCAATTCCTCATCGCCCATACGGATATCGTCACCAACACCTTTAAGTGCGTCTAATGCAAATTGATAACTGTCGTCAATATCTTTCTTGACGGTAGTCTTCTTTTTAACTGGTTTTTTGGCCTTTGCCATGATATACTCCTAAAAATAAAATGAAATCTTATTTTACCTGACCCGCATATGGCAACTGAATTCTTGGTATAGCGTTATCAATAATGATAGCATGTGAAGAATTTTTTACAATATTTTTGTTCAGGAATGACGACTGCTCGTCCTCTTCCAGACTCACATCCATGAGCCGGATATTTGTTAAATGTAATGGGGATGCCAGAATTTCGTAATTCACATCCACGCTACGATCAATATTTGGTAAGTTATTTATTACTCGTTTTAATACACTTCTTAAACCTGTTGTCTTTTCTGTTGATTCCTGGCGCTCCCATATATGGAACGATACTTGCCCAAATGTATTTAAAATGTTTACCGCGAATCCGTACCAACGTTCATATTCCAACGGCGTCGTGAATGGGAACCAAATTATATCACTGTTCAATTTGATCCTAATATATCTCATGTCGAATGTGTCAATTGCAAGTCCCCGACTGAGGTCTTCATCAAATCCCCATAAGAAGTTCCTGCGCTCAACCTCCTTTGATAATAAATTCGTCGAGGTTTTCCATGTCGGGAATATGGCGTCCGCCGCTTGAATGATATAATCGTCAACATTTATAACCACCTGTAATTTCGATGGATCATTATCAAAGGATATAACTTCTCCAAATACTCCAAAGTTTGGTGAGTTGGTGTCACCTATGCCTATAAATTTACCAACTTTCAAATATGGTAGAATGGCCGTACTGTAATTAATTGTTAGTTCGTTTTCCAATAGTTCCACACTAAGAATATCTTTCGATGTTGATTTATGTTGAACATTCCGGAACCAACAGGTATATGAAAGATCCTTGTCAACCCCAAATGTGTTTTTTTCTTTGTACTGAACTGCCCTTGCGTACTCTCGTTGACTGTCCAAATATAATTTATAAAAATCGTAATAATATTGTGCCACGGTTGTATGATAATTTAATAATGTTTCTTGTATGCTCATTTCCGCACTTTCAACATATAAGCGAACCGGGTCAAATGTCAATGTTGCATCCTTCAATTGTTTTGGATTCGTTATGTCTTCCATAATTGTTTGGAGTTCATCTCCAAACATATCATCAATTCCTGTGGTATAGTTTTCAATACTGTCTCTTATTTCATCTGTCATAATTCTGTTGTGCTTAGGCTGGTACTTGACTAATGAGACATTCCAATATAAAAATTCATGCATAAATTCCCCGACAACCGCGGAGGAGCTAACTTCATACATTCTATTCGTTAAGGGAAAGTGAATTATGTCTCTTTTTTGGGGGTGGGTGTTATGACCAAAAATACTTTCAAAATATCTCTTGTCAATATGAACTTCAAATGGTAATTCGAAATCCACTCCAAATGCATTATGATTTAATTTCATTTCGGGGAATGTGTTCTCCGGTACTACAACTTTTAGACATTTTGCAGGGGATACATCAAACAGTGTCCACTCCAAGAATACCACGTCACGACTATCAGCTTTTGGTACAGCCCTGAAATATGTTACCTCATGACCGTATATCTGGTTCATGGTAAATGATAAATCCTTTTGTAATTTTATACTTTCATTTTGGCGATAGGGGTTCCACGTGAATGATTTCATGCGGACAGGCCAATGTTTATTTCCTTTTTCCTTGGAATAAAACGTTGGTACGGGCTTGTCTAACACTGCAGATTCCTGTAAGGTAACCTCCAATGAGACTGAGTTTATTGTAACATCCCCCTCATCCACCAATTCATATTTGAACTGAATCCAAAATTCATCATTTTCCAAATATAAAATTTCTTCATTCAAACTGTCAACAGATAACTCTACCCACTGACTATATGAATTATTGTTATAACTCCATCTATAATATTTTAATAGGGTTCCGGGGGTTTGTGTAATATCTTCGGTTATGGCCGTTATTTCGGCCACATTCAAATACGAAGAGGAGGCTCCAAATATTATGAAGTCTCCTGCGTTTTGAATTATTTGTGATAATGATGTTGTCATTCACTATATTATTATTTTTATAATGTATATATAGAAGTTGTCTACCTCTTGGTAACCTTGCCCCTGGTTTCAATCGCTTTCAGTTCCTCATCCAACTCATCCGAAAATAATTTTCTCATCTCTTCGATATCTTTAGGTTCACATTCGTTCCATTCACAAAAGGTTGTGATTGTCTCCGCAGTTGGGACGTATGACGGTTTGTTAATTACTTTCACCCCAGTGTTATATAGCCATTTTGGTGGGCTGTGATATTGAAGTGTTAGCATTTTTCTCCAGTACCGGACGGCATTTGCCGGATATATTCCACTTTGCCCCATGAACGCGGCATTGAGGGGCCATGTAATTGACATAAATTTATTTATCATGAAATAGAATTTACCGAGATGGTAGTCTGTATACGCGTTAAACTTCTTTTCATCCCAAAAGCTATTTATGAACGTGAAAAGGTCATTTGGGTTCTTTTTCTTTGCTGCTGCTTTCTTCTTTGCTGGTACTTTCTTTGCCATTGTTTTCCTTAAAATGCGTCTGAAACTATTTGTATTTTTCCGGGTGTTTTACTTTGCTTATACTTACTATTTTCAAAAATGTTTTGTGCTGTCAATCCCTTACAGGTTGGCAACTCAGTTTCTGTAACCTTTAAAAATTTATCATAGAGTCCATCCGGTAGGTAATCTTTATCCAAATAAACCAGTCGTATGTTTCTTAATAGGTCCAATTTGAACGCATCATAATTCAAATCCACTTTGGATACCTGTTCTATTATTGCCTTGAGTCTACGAAGAAGTTTTTCATCTCCTAAAAATTCTTTAACGTTAATATTACCTTTTTGGTATGTCTCCACGAATTTAAGAACCTCTACATAAACTTTTTTTATTGCCGATCCTTTTTTTCGTTTCCAAACATCTTTTATATTGTCACCGTCGTCACCACATATTACCTTTTCTAATCTTACCTTGTTAGGATCGATTTCCTGGTAATTTAAATCCTGTCTCGCATTGTTGATAATATCTATACTACTAAATGACCGTGAGAGTTTTTTCAGTAGCTTAGACATATCCAATAAATTGTCAGTGGCTGGGTCTTCAAATGTTTCCTGTGACCACTCACCAAATCCATCATCCATAATAATTTTTCGTACTGCTGATTTATTATTGTATACCCCCACAAAATTTCCATGGCCATATTCAACAATCTGTGTTAAATCACTGTCCGCGGTTATGACAATACTATCCTCACCGTTATTAAATAAATACTTACTCCAGAGATGAAGTAAATCGTCACCCTCAAATCCGTCTATGGAAGATACAATAACATTATTTAATTTTAATAATTCACCAAACTCTTTAATGAGGCCGAAAAATACTTTCCAATCTGTATCGTCCTTCTGCTTTTGTTTTCTTGGTACTTTATATTCCGGATAAAATGTTTTTCTCCAACTACGTGAGTCATGACAAAAAATTATTCGGGAGTAGCCTTTGAATTTATTAGTTATACCAATAAAATCATTAATCAATTTTTCCATGAAAATATTGACATCTTTTTTGGTACTCAGGAATTTAGTGGATCGTTTCTCATATCCCTTAATAACATGGAGTGCTTGATGGAATATAAAGTTTCCGTCAAATAACAAGGTTAATTTGTCCATCTTCATTTCTTCTTTCTATTTTATGTTTTTATAATTTCCTTTTATATAATTATAAAATAAATTTGTTTTGAAAATGTGTTTAGAAAATCTGTTTGGAAACTGTATAAAAATAATTGGAATTATAAAAATTTTTATATTTAGACCATGCTTCTTTTTGAATCCGTTGATTCTTATACCCCCCTTTCCAAAAAATGTTTGATTTATTTTTTGTTGGAGGTGAAAAAATGTTTGGAATTGTGCTAAATAAGCCGTATATTAGGACATAATTAAGAATATAACAACACATGACACGGAGAATATAATGAAATTAGAAATCACAACACTCGACAACACCACTATGCTACCAGAGGATTGGGCTTACGAAACTGTCAAAAGATGTCAGGAGTTGGATACAAAAAGAATGAAAGCGGCCAGAGAATTACATCACAATGGTCCAGGGCCTCACGTAGTGCCATTAACTCCGGAAGAGTATACAGAAGAAGGCCTCATCGATGATGTATTGTTAGAGGCTGGTATGCTCGACGATTTCATGCAGTATGATGAATCCCACCCCCTGTTCCAATTTATCAAAGAACTGATGTAATTTTAATATCACGAAACATCATACAAATTTTAACATATACAATCTAAACGGTATATTTAAAAGGAATATGATGCAACGTGCTAAATGGTTTTATGGATGGGATAGTAAAAAAGATTTATTGTTCCACATTAAAAAATCCTATTCCCAAAAGATTGGGGAAACAGAATATAATTTCCATTGTAAAAGAAGTTCAATGCGAACTTGGAATCAATTGTGGACTGTCTGGGAGATTGAAAATGATAAAATTATTCATGATACTATAATAAGTCTATTCATTATCCGTTCATCTAAAAATAGATGGGGGTATATAAAAACTGATGAAGTGGATCTCATAAAGAACTTTGTATGTCCTAAATATATGTTGAAGATGGCTCCTACAAAAAATGAGAGGTGGCGAAATATCGTTTTTCGTAGTTATAATTAAGAATTTGAAAATATAAAAAGGTTAAAATGTCAAACACTAAAATTAATTTGGATGCGAGTTTCTTATCCCCCCTCAATTTAGAAAAGGGGCATAATGAACTATTTTGGAGTGATGACATAGAATTCATTTTGGATCGAGATTTCATTTGCGGGATGTATAATGCCAAAAATTATGTTTTCATGCCTGACAGTAAGAGAAATCTTAGTGATTTCCCAACTGATATAATTAAGTTTACAAGTAAAAAAGGGGCTCCGGGCTGGTTCTACATGAGTGAACCAACGGAACAGGAAATATTAGATTTTTTATAAATTGGAATTTTAATGGCTAAACTAATTTTGGACGCTAAGTCGGTAAAACTTGTCGAAACGACTCAGGGAATTTATCTAAAAACGACAAATATTTATAAATATAAGGTGTGTCGCCTCGACACCACCAAATATCTTTATATGAAATGTGTTAAAGATGACGGCAAGATCCGTGAAATTCACCTCGATGTGGACGACAAATTTTATAGATTTAAAAAATTGTATAAATTTGATAAACAATTCGTTGACATATACTTACAAGCTAAAAATCCGGATGATGTCCCTGTTTTTATAAAAAATATAAATTTATAAATTATAAAATGCCTATATACAGTATGAAAACAACGACAACAAATACGACAACAATGGGAAATCCGGGTGGGGTATATACATATCGGCCATAGGGGTGCTTTATATAATTATAAAATAAAACTCCTATTGGTCAATTCTAATAGGAGTTTTTTTAATTTTAAATACTATTAGGATCTTAACTAATAATTCCGTATATTTGTCATATAATTAAAAACAAAAAAACGGAGTCAGTATGTCCAGATCATATAAAAAAGTGCCCATTGGGGGCTACGTCGGAGGATCAGAAAAAAAAGATAAAACA